GTCTTAGTATCTGGAAGAGTAGCCAAGATTGACGTAGAAAGTTCGTTTTGAGATTCCTCCGAAACGTCTAGGTTGGTGATGAAGTCTGAGACCTCAGCGCTTCTGGCATCTCGGTCTTCTTTCTCTATCTCTTCTTTGACTAATAGGACTCTTTGGGCAGTCCGACCACGTATCAAAGATTGTGTAGTCAAAGCATCTATCAAAGACGGCATCATTAGATTGGCCCGTCTTTCATCTGCCTGAGCCAAAACACCAAGAGCAAAGAGTTCCTTCCGGTTATTCCGCTCTCTCGCATCCTGTTTGGCTTGCGGAGTCCGGACACGAATCTTCGTCCGAGCAGTGGAAACGAGATGAATGGCTAGGTTCATCGAAGTCCGAGGGTCGTTGGCAGTGAACTTCTTACTTCCCGCTAACGGGTCGTTCCCGTCTTCGTCCTCTTCCCCTGTGTAGGGTTTGAGGTTGTAGCGGTCAAAGTCGGTATCCATCCGGTCTTGGAGGCTGAACCTGTCAGTCTCCAATTTATTCACGATCGAGATGATATCTTTTTCGCTAGGCATCAGCGTCTCCGGGTGACTTTGGCTACACGTCTTTGCTCTGCATAAGCATAGCCGAAGTTATGTACGATTGAATAGATAAGAGCCTTCAAACTGTGGTTGTATTCGTCGAGCGGTTCCATCCCGACCACCTCGCCGGCACGGTTCTCCTGCCACTTCCATGGGTGGAATGATTTGTTGTCGAACGGGTCTAACGCAGCCCCAAGTTCGCTTAAAACTCCCTGAAGATTGGGGGAAAAGACAATTCCAGGCTCTCCAGTCAGAGGGTCGGGCTTGAAGTAAGAACGCAGTCTTTCAATACCGGGGAGTTGTCTCACCCTATCATTGTTCTCAGGAAGAACTCGGGCATCAGATAATCGCCAAATCTCTGAGACCGAATGAGTCGCATGGTGTTGGTCTTTGTAATGGGGGTCTTGGACCAATTGCTTTTCACCCACCCACCATGGTCTACGTTGGGCGATCCTGATGATATCTTGGGTAATCATGCCCCGTTCATAAATCTCATCAAAGACCCGGATCTGTCCATCGATGAACTGGTACATGATGAGGGAATGAGCAGAATGAGACCCATATCCTGGGTCTTCGCACATATAAACAGGGTAATTTTTGTCCCACTGAACATCTCTTACGTGAAGGTCAGCCCGGAACTCCTTGATGACCAGACCCTTGGGAGGAACGACTTTCCCTGCAATTCGCTCAAGGAAATACTCATCAGTAGATTCTCTCTCAAGTCTAAGAATCTCTGGGTCTTGTCTGCCACCGGGATAATAGTGAGTGTTCGTCCAAGCGGGGAGTTCAAAACTCTGGGCATCTCCGAACCCTCCAGACCAAGCCTGCAAAAGTTGGGGGTACCAGCCGATAGACCCTTCAAGGGTTCCTATCAATGCCAACCACCCTCTGACGCCGGCTACGCGCCCGTTCAGCCGTTCGTATACAGCTACGGTGGAAAGGCCTGGCTCACAGTGGATTATCCCATGAGGCCTTTGGCGAGTGAGTTTGGAAGGGTCTCGGGCCGATTTCGTCTCAATCCTGAACCGGGGCTGGCGTTCGTCAGGAAACTGGAGGACTATATGCCCGGGGTTAACTCTAGTCGTAGAGTTTCTTTCGATGGGCATCCCGAGAGTAAGCAAATCATCTTTGATGTAATTGAACTCTTCGGTGACTTGGGGGTAGTCCTCTCCAACCAACCAGTAGATGAGCGGAGGGCCTATGCCATCTCCGACTCCAGGGTTGGATGCCATGTCGTCTGACCATCTTCCAAGCCAAATCTGGGAAGCGATCTTGGACTTGCCCGAACCCTCACCGCCTGTGACTCCGATGAATCGTTTGGTACAGGCAAGGATGGCCCGTTGTTCAGGGCCGGTGGGCTTAAACTCGACTTGGACGTAAATCGCTGTCGCGGCAGCGGAGATACCTTCGTATACGTCCTCGGTTTCTAGGAGTTCACTGGTCAAAAACAATCCCCGAGCATTTTATCGTGCACGGGGTTGCGCGGAACCTCAGTGTGCTAAGTGCTGGCCCTAGGACTCTCACCTAGGGACGCCCCAGATTCCACCGCGTGTCCGGCGAGGGCACGGTCCACGTAAGTTGCGTCTATCTTTCGCCACCAGCACTTGCAGTGGATTCTACCACATTCATCCTCGTCACTTCCCTGCATCTTTCACATGCGACAGACCACGGGCGAGTCAGGACAAGACCGAGAATCTTATTGCATGGACCCGGGCGAGACGGGTGAGGAAATTTACACCGCGGCTCAATGTCGGTCAGTTCAGCGCCCAAGATCAAAGTCCTTTCGGTGACGGAGTTTGGCGAGTGAAATGCTTCCTTTGATCCCCTTGATTCCTTTGGAAGGGTGTTTGTTGGAGGGTTTGCGGTTGCCTTTGGCTTTCTTAGTCCTACTCATCTTAAATCACCCACCCACAGAATCCCTGATAGATGTAGGCCAGGTCAATCTTGATAATCCCGAGAGACATCTGGCCGTCCCAGTCCAAGAGGTTCATACACCAGTATTGGGCATGGAAAGGGAACCAATCTATCGGCACCTATTCCTCTTTGGGAACTTTAGGTTTTTCTTCCAGGCCGCACATGAGATTGCCCCTGGAGTCTCGGTGGTGGTCGTCGATGGGTTTCTGGCATTTATTGCACCGACCGGCTTCAGCGACCTCGGGTTCAGCTAATACCCACTGGCCGTGTTCTTTCATCGTGATCGCAAGGCCGCAGATCATGCAGTTATAGACCCCAGGAGCAGGGTTGCCCCAGTAGTCTGTCTCTTCTTCGTCGTACTCAAAGGGATGATTGCCGGCGCTACAGTCAGGAATCATCGTGGGCGCCTTTTTTCATTCTCAGCATCTGCTGCTTTCTGCGCAGATTCCTCAGTCTTGAAATTGCCACCAAAAGCTGTACGGCCTTCCACAAGCCGAAAATAAGGCTCATCCAAAGCGTTCCCAGTCTTGACGCTTGTGGTGAATTGTTTGACTCTGATCTTGTCTTCGTTCATGGAACTGGTCTCCCCCAGTGGTCAATGTGCTCTAGACCCCAATCATACAGCATCATATCCCACACATGCCTCCATTCGTTCCAGAAAAGCACGAACGGCCGGTTCCATTTCTGCCTCCAAGAAATAGAGATGTTCCGGAGAACACTCTGCATCTGGAACCACTGCTGAATATTCTCAACAGAGTTCATCCGGGGTCCAACTTGGTTATCCATTAAGTCTCCAGCAAAGCAGCACAGGCAGCTTCTAGCGGGGTGTCGCCTTCCTGACGCGAGAGTTCTGGCAAAGGAATCGCAGGCGCAACCCAATACTCACCAGACCCGCGCCAGCCAAATCGTTGGCAGTTCGAAGCAATAAGTCCAACACCTTCTCCAACGTCACGTCAGGGATGCGGCCTGTACATGGTTCATTATTGTAAGATGGACAATCTAAAGAGTGTCCAGCGTTAGAGGGACACCTCTGCGACAAGCTAGGCCACCGAAGCCCTGTGCCTTGGCAGTCAGGACACACCGCTCCGTCACTCACGCCATTCATACCATCGAGATACGGATGGTTTTCCGTAAAAAGACACTCCGCCTCTGCTACTGCTTTGATCACGTCAGTCTTTTCCATCTCACGCCTCGTGAGGTCGACTGTGCCCACACCGAACACAGACTGCAAACATCGAGTCTGCCGCAGAACGCCACTTATGACTAAACCAACACAGAATCATCAGTAACTCCTTTTTCTAAGCAATGGCTTTTTGTGAATTTAGCTCAGGCATTCTCTAAACAGCCATCTCCCACTTTAATTTATCTTGCAATGGATGCTTGTCAATACGGGGCCGGGAGGGAACACTCCAACTCTGACCTTTTACTACACCTACAACCCTCCAACCAGCGGCAACAAGACTCGTCCCAGGCTCAGAATCCAGCGTATAAGTAATCAGCCTCCGATACCCCAACGCCCGACAAGCCCTCCAGCACGCCCCATACAACATAGAACACCCATTTTTCACCCCCTCAATCACCGCGACCCGAGTAACTTCCGC